CCGCATACTTTCCCTGAGGCTGGCCGGCTTACACCCGCTGCAGCCGTCCGGGATTTCTGCAGTCCAGCAGCGGTCTAATGTCTCACGTTCTAACCCGCCGTGCATTATGTGGAAACTTAAAGATGCCGTGCAGATAAAGTCTGAATTGATACGGCAAATAGAGTTTATGGACGAAGGTAAAGAGCTTTTTGTATATGAGTGTTATTTTGTAAAGGCTAAGAAATGAAGACGCCGCAGGAGAAATTTATTGAACAGCTGAAAGAGCTTGGCTTGCCGTTTGAGGTTAAGCAATTTAATAGTGGGTACACGTCTGTATACTTGCTTGAAGGTGAAGGCTGCGTGCATGGTGACAAGCACGCCTTTACTGAATTTAAGTTTAATCCTAAGGAACGGCTTAGCAATGTTTGTATAAGCAGCGGCCAGCCCCCGGGCGCTGAAAGAATAACACTATACTTAAACAAAGAGACACGCAAAGACATAAAGACTTTTCCTGTGCCGCCGCGTAAGCTTAAAGTGAAAGGGTAGAATGTGAATATAAAATATCCGATTCTTGCAAAGTCTGAACGTGAAAAAATAGCAGCTGAACTTTGTAAAATATCTGAATTGCCAGTAAAACCGTTTGAAACTTTTGAACAGGCATTTAAAAAGTTAAAGCCTGAAGTACAAGACAGGCTGCTTGGTCCTGAGCGCGCAGCTAATTTCAGGGCTGCAGGTGAAAGGCTTAGTGATCTAACCAAAGGCGAAGTAAAACCGCTTGAATGTTTCAGAGAAAAAAATGATTGAGCCTGAATTATTTAAGACGCGCTTACAAGGTCAGCAGCTTAGCCGGGAAAAGCGCAGGTGTATCACGCGTGGCTGCATAGACTGCAGCGGCCGTGGCTATGTGCTGCAGCGTGATCACTGCGGACATGCTGAGCCGGTGAAGTGTAGGCTGTGTGACGGTAAAGGTATTGTAGTTGAAAGGATAAGGTATTGAAAGAAATGACGCATATAAAATTAGGTGATATTGTGCAGCTAATGTTTGTGCCTGAGCAGTTGAAAAATGGGACCGCCGGAATATGCGGAAAGATTACGCGTATTCTATTGCCTGAATATGAAATAAAATGTGATGATGGAAAAACGCGGTACGTTAACTGGTCAGAGCTTAAATGTGTAAAGCAAGAAACGTATGACAGCTGGAAGTGTAACGGCGTGGACACTGCAAGCGGACATACAAAGCTTGCTTATGAAAGGTGATATATGTACGGACTATATGCAAACGTTGTTAAAGATAATGTGCTGCGTGAAGGCGCTAAAGTGTCTGTGTGTTCATTGACCGGCGGCGGTGAACGTGTCAGGGTCCGGGGGCTTTCAGTAGGCGGGCGCAAAACAGAAAAATATATTGCCATAAAGAACTTAAAAAATTTTCGCGCTAAGTGGGTACCTGACAAAGACCGTGTTGAATTTTATGTGACTTCAGAAAGTAGGGCTTGTATTGAAAAAGTTGCTTTGGAATTAAATAGGCGTAATATGGAGATAAAAACTTAATGGAAAACTACAGGGGTTATAAGCATGATTTTACGCGCAAAGAAATTGCAGACGCAGTTAAGGCTTTCAGTAATTTAAACCAAGCGGCAAAGGCTTTGGGCTGTTCCTTTGGTACTCTTTCCCGGGCTCTGCAGCACTTCGGTGTTAAAGTGCCAAGCCGGGGGCGGCCTGTTATTCACCTTACGAAAACTGTGCTTATGAAATACCGCAGGGGGTACAGCTGGGCAGATATTGCCAAGGCTTTAGGGGTAAGTGCCAGCAAAGTACGAAAATCTTTTAAAATGCACGGGATTACTAAAATAGACGCAAGAAACAAGGGAATTGATTATCCCTGTGAAAATTGAGGAAAAAAACAGATTTAAAATATTTATTGTTTTATATATATACATGGTTAATAATATGGGCGTAAACGCATAAACGCTGTTTTTAATGGGTATGATATGAAATACTGAAAGTAAAGGGGGTAATGGCTGACGGCTACGGAAAGCAAACAAGCCCAAAGAAAGCAGGCAGTACCCCCCGGGCCCAAAACAGCACAAAAGAAAACCCCGGCAAAAAAGAAAACCACGCGCAAAAGAAAAACAAAAAAGCGTGGGCGTGGACGCCCGGAGGAACCACTTTTAAAACACCGCCGCGAAATACTCACGGAGTTAACGGCGTGCTTAGTCCCCGACAAAATCATAGCACAGCGTCTAGGTCTGACGCACAAGCAATTCAAGGAGCTAATAGAGACAAACGAGAATTGCAAGAAGGCGTACGAAGAGGGCCTAGCTGCCGGCCAAAAGGAACTGATAGGGACAGCATACGAAATGGCCACAAAAAAGAAAAATACTGCTATGGTGATTTTTCTGCTGAAGAGCCGTTGCGGATTCAGGGAAGACGCCCGGGACGTGGAAGCGGACGCACAGACCAAAGCGGAAATAGCCCGGGAAACTTTGGAGCGCTTGCTTGCGCCGCTGGCTCAATTCATGGCCCCGGACGGAGGCGCGCCCTCTGCAGCACTGGCAGCAGGTACGAAGAAAAAGACTGTACTAACCGCGAAAAGCAAGGTAGCTGCACCGCCCCGGAAATCAAAGAAATTATTAAAGAAAAAAACATAAAGATGACTATTGGAGCAAAAGTATAATGAATAAAATGACTGGTTTCAATTTAGGTTTTGTTGTTGGTATGTTTGAGGGCGAAGGTTGTATAAGTTTTAATTATTCTAACAGAAAGAATCCGGGTAAAGGCTATCGTGAATATTATACGGTGCATGTTATAGTCGGTAATTCAAACAAAAAACTTTTAAAGCGTTTTTGTGATATTGTAGGTGTTGGAAAGGTTGTTAAGAAAACAAAAAAGCCAAAGAGAAAACATAAAACAATGTATGTTTGGCGTATAAGCTCACAGAAGAAAGTTTTTAGTTTTTTGGCGCAAGTTTTTCCGTATCTCATAGAGAAAAAAGAAAAGGCTGTTTTAGTTATGGAGTTTTTGGAAAGTAGAATAAATTGCAATCCAAACGCCAAAGCGAATCGTTTGCGAAAATATACAGATTATGAGCGCAGCTTATATGGTGAATATAGAAAATTAAAAAGTTTTGTTCCTACGTATATAAGAAACAATTAGAAAGGGTATGTTATTCCTTTCCCTAATTTTCATGCTGCAAGAGTAAAGGACCCGGGCGCCTTTCAGCGCATACGGGTATTGCGTACTCTTTCTAATGGCGTGATGATTTACGGGGGGCCTTTAAAGAATGACCCTAACGGACCTACTACCGTACAAACTTACAGATTTCCTAATACACGCTTTACCACTGAACAGGCTAAGGCGTGGCTTAAAAGAAATCAGATAAAATATATTTCTTTTGAGAAAGCAAGCAATGGCTAGTATGACGCTTTATGCTCCGCCCAGCCCTGTAGAAAGGGCGCGCCGTGTGTCCGTTACAGCAACGGACCCGCTGGCATTTACGCCAAGTATAGAGCAAGCAGCCTATGAGTTAAGCCGGAAACGTTTTAATATCATACCAGCAGGCAGGCGTACCGGCAAGACTCAGATAGCTAAACGCCGGGGCGTTCGCTTTGCGCTGCTTAATACTTTCTGGCCTGACTTCAGGATAGCTTATACGTGCCCCACGTATGCACAGGTAAAGCGTAATTACTGGGATGATCTGCACAGGATTATTAACGGCTATGAAAAGGGTCTTATAGCAGACGAAAGTAAAACGGACTTAATGATAAAGCTTTTTAACGGCTCTATGATATGGCTTATAGGCATGGATAAGCCAGACCGTTTTGAAGGTCCAAGCTATAACTGGGTATTTGCAGATGAAGCGCCGAACATGAAAGCCGAAGCTATAGAACAGCATATTTTCCCGGCTCTTTCTGAAAGGCTTGGCGGCCTTGATCTGTACGGAGTGCCTGAAGGGCATAACCATTATTACAAAACTGCTATGTTTGCACAGGAAATAGAGAACGCGGACGAATGGGGTTATTATTGGTGGCGGTCCCGGGACGTTATGCCTCTTTATCTTGGTGAAGAGGCAGCGGCCCGGGAAATAGAACGTGCGCGCCGGCGCATGGATGAACTGACATTCAGGCAAGAGTATGAAGCTGAATTTATATATTTTACCGGCCGTGCTTACCATAAGTTTGACCGTGAAAAGCATGCAATAGAAAGGCTGCCGTATGACCCTGCAGCCCCGTTGCATTTATGCTTTGACTTTAACACTGCCCCGGGCGTGGCTGCAGTGATTCAGGAAAGCAGAGAGCAGCGCGGTAAGGACCGTGAAGACTGCACTTATATTATCGGCCAAGTTACCATAAGCAAAAATAGTACAACACCTGCGGTATGTGATGCACTGGCCGCAACGTGGAAGACACATAAGGGGCCTGTATACTGCTACGGTGATGCAACGGGCGGGGCCGGCGGCTCTGCTAAAGTGCGCGGCTCTGACTGGGACCTTATACGCCAAGAGCTTACCCCTTACTTTGGCGGCAGGCTCTTTTTCCGGGTCCCTACTAAAAACCCGCCTGAGCGTGCAAGGGTTAACGCTGTTAATTCAAGGCTTGAAAGCTCTAACGGTATTGTACGTATGAAAGTTGACCCGGCTAATGCTGCAGACATAGCTACTGACTTTGACGAAACTACAGTACTTGACGGCGGGGCTGGACAGATAGACAAGAAAACAAATAAGGCACGGTCACACCATAGCGACAGTGTAGGCTATTACATTGTAAAGCGTCACCCTATAGACGGGGGTTATGCTTACAGAAACCAAGCAATTTAACGGAGGCTTTTAAATGGCAGTTGACACTAAAAGTAAACAATACTTGGCTATGGCTGAGCAAGGCAGCTGGGACCTGTTACAAACGCTGCTTGGCGGGACTCCTGCAATGCGTGCGGCCGGTACCAAGTTTACGCCGAAGGAACCGGACGAAAAACAGAAAAATTACAATGTACGTATTAAGCGCTCTTTCCTGCATAATGCGTATGACGAAACAATAGAAAAATATGTAGCAAGACCTTTCAGCCGCCCGGCCACGTGGGACGTGCTTAATAATCCTGAGGCGAAGGAAAAGATAGAGCCTGTAATGATGGATATGGACGGCGAAGGAATGACGCACCAAGAATTTGCTAAAGAATATTTTCGGGTCCTTATGCGCTGGGGCGTGGCAAGTGCGTATACTGATTATTCAAAAGTAGAAAACCCTGAGGGGGAAACTGCCGATAGTATGAGCCGTCCCATTAACTCTGTATTCGCAACGCCAAACGTAATAGGCTGGAAAGCGGACCGGCAGACTAACGGAGTTGAAACGCTTACGGAAGTACGCATAAGGGAAACGTACATAGAAGACTTGGCAGACTGGGAACAACAGGTATACGAACAAATACGGGTTATAAGAGTTGATAGTTACCAAGTCTGGCGCCGTGAAAAAAGAAAAAGCGGAAGCACGTTTTCTAAGTCTGCTGAATGGGGAATAGTTGATAAAGCAAGCGGTAGTATTTCCATGAATGGAAGCACGCCTGCTTATATACCGCTTGTAACCATGTATACTAAAAAACTCGGTCTGCTTACGGCACTGCCGCCGTTCCTTAATTTGGGCTGGACAAATTTAGAGTTATGGCAGTCTATGAGTGATCAGAAAAATATATTACGCTTTGACAGGCTTGGCATATTATTTGGCGCTGGTTTTTCAGAGGCACAAGTTAAAGCAGGTATTCTGATTTCACCTACTAACTCAATACTTACCGAAAACCCGGACGCTAATTTGAACCGCGTGGAAACAAACGGTAAGCCAGCAGAAAATGGCTGGAAAGACATACGGGATATTATGGAGCGTTTGGAAATTCAGGGTATGGACCCTATGATACAGCGCTTGGCAAATGTTAAGGCTACAGGTATAGCAGCAAATGAAGACAAGAGCCGTAGCCAGATTGAAAGCTGGATTGATGCAGCTAATACTGCTATGCGGAAAGTGATACAGAATAATCTGTTATGGCTTGGTTATGACGTGCCACTTGAAGACATACAATATAACATTTACCAAGACTTTGTATTTGCTACTAAGACAAGTCAAGAGGTAAAGGACGTTATAGAAATGCGTAAAAATGGTGACTTGGCGCTTGAAGATTTTATTAAAGAAATGCAGCGGTACGGCAGGCTTGCAGACGGTGACGTAACAGAGCTAGCAAACCGTGCCCGGGCTGACCAAGCGCCGGGGCTTGGGTTTTTAAGTGGTAATACAGCGGAGGGCGGGGGCACCGGCGCGCAGCCCAGGCCGCTTGGTGCTGCAGCAGTGGCAAACGCAGCACAGGGACAGCCGCAGACTACAGAGACAGTGGGATTATAATAAATGGTAACGGCAAACGAACAGCTTTTAGAAAGCTCACTCTTTCGCGTGCTAGAGCAGAAGGGTATAGCTGATGACGTGGCAAATGAAATAGTTAAGCTGCTGCGTGATGAAGTTTTACCGGATATAGCACGGCAACTGCAGGACTTGCCTTTTAACAGTTTAAAACTTAATGACTTCAGACTTATACAGCTGCGTAACGCTATTGAAAACGGTATGGGCTGGGAGCGTGTTACTGCGCGGCTTAATACAAGCTTGCGTGAAATTATGGGCGAAGAAACGCAGGTAACAATAGAACAGCTACAGCAGGCGGCCGGACCGAATATTAACTTTATAGTCCCCGGTCCTGACTTGCTGCAGTCTATTGTAATTGAGCGTCCTTTTTCTGACGGTCAGTTACTTGATGACTGGTTTTCAAAGCTTGCGCAAGATACGCAAAATATAATTTACAATACGATACGTAGCGACATGGTACAGGGTAAGAGTATTCCTGAAATGGCTAAGGACCTGTTAACCCGGGAGTATGACGCTTTTACAACTAACGGAATTAACAAGGCTGTAAATAATGCTAAAGCTGTGGCCCGGACAGCAGCAAATGCTGTGCAGAACAGAGCCCGGCAGGCAGTATATGAAACTAATGCGGACGTAGTGGCCGGCGTGGAATATGTGGCTACTTTTGATGATAGGACTACTTTTATTTGCATGGCATTGCATGGTAATATATATCCGGTAGATTCCGGGGAGCGTCCGCCGCAGCATGTTAATTGCCGTTCTACTACCGTGCCGGTCCTGAAGAGCTGGGAGGAAATGGGAGTAGACCCGGACACACTGCGCCCGGACCAGCGCGCACGGCTTGGCGGTGACATACCACAGGCGGAAAGTTTTGACGTGTGGTTAAAGAAACAGGACACAGAAACGCAAGATAAATTACTTGGACCTGTACGGGCTGAAATGTACCGCAGTGGAAAGGTTACAAGTGTGGACGGTTTTGTAAATGAACAGGGCGGGACTATACCGCTTAAAGATTTTGGACTAAATAGGGCTGGCAATCCTATAGAAACGGAAAGCGCATAATATGTATACGGCTGCTTTTTCTTTTTGTGGTTTTCTGAGGGGGTCCCGGTTTTCGCAGCCCGGGACCCCCGCGGCCGATACATTTAATTTTAAAATAGGTCTGGCAGTGCGAGAGGCGCGCCGCCAAAGAGACTTTGGAAAGACCATTTTTATATAGGAGCATAAAAAATGGCTGACGAACTGTTGACGGTATTGGAGAATTTGGAAAATGTAAACGAAGCATTAAGGCCCTTTTATCGAGAGGATAACGGGCGCTATATTCTTAATGCTTCACCTGTGGGAAACTTTGAACTTGCTGATACTGCAGCGCTGAAAAAAGCACTTAATGCAGAGCGCAGCGCCAAAGAGAATTTGGCTAAGTCTATGAAAAAGTACGAGAAGTACGCGGACATAGATTTAGATGCTGCCATAGAAGCACAGTCAAAGCTTGCTGAATTTGACGCGGGTAATATTGATATGCAGGCAGAAGTGCAGCGTAAACTGAAGGCTCAGGCTGACCAGCTTGTAACGCAGCACGGCGAAGAGACAGAGGCTCTTAAAAATCGTATTGATAAGCTTATGGGTAAGCTACGTACTCTTATGGTAGACAATGTGGCCATAACTGCAATTACCGAAGCTAAAGGCAATGTCAAAAACTTGCTGCCGCATGTAAGGGACCGCGTTAAAGTAGTTGAGACTGACGACGACTTTGACATACAGGTACTTACAGAACAGGGAGAGCCAGCCGTAGACGGACAGGCTAAAGCTATTTCTATTGATGCTCTTATTAAAGGCTTTGTAAAAGAGTTTCCTTTTGCTTTCAAAGGAACCGAAAGCACAGGCGGAGGCGGCGCCGGCAAACAGAGTATAGCCGGGACAGCTGACGCAGGGAAACTTGTAATAAGCCAAGAGGAAGCGCGGGACCCTGTACGGTACAGGGCTGCGCGTGAACGGGCCGCAAAAGAAGGCCTAAAACTTGTATTGGGGGAATAAGCCCCGCTAATTTTTTAAGAAAGGTTTTGCATTATGGCAAACTCACTGGGTTATTATGTTCCTGAATTTTACGCACAGGAAGCGCTTATACAGCTTGAAAAAGCACTGGGTATGGCAAACACCGTGCACCGTGGATATGACGAAGAGCGGCGCGTCTTTGGCAAGGGTCAGAAAATCAATATTAAAGGCCCGTCCACTTTCACAGCACAGAATGCCCCCGGATCTTCACAGGACCTTACCACTAAACAGGTCCAGCTTTCCCTTGACTACTGGAAAGAGGTACGCTTTGAACTGACAGACAAAGAACTTGCTTTCAGTGAAGAGCGTATAATTGAAGACCATATACGCCCTGCAGCGTATGCGCTTGCTGACTTCATAGACCAGACCTTAGTAGGTCTGTACGTTGACGTGCCGTGGGTCTATGACCTTAACGCTACACCCGGGTCTGTGGTAACAGACATTACCGGACCGCGTAAGGTGCTTTTTGACAATGCTGTACCCATTAAGGACAGTATGAACATGTTCTATATGGTTGACGGCGAAATGGAAGCTAACCTGCTGGGACTTTCCGCGTTTGCCCAGTGGCAGGGCGCCGGGCAGCAGGGTGTACAGACTCAGGTAAGCGGCGCGCTGGGTATGCGTTACGGCCTCAATTTCTTTGCTAACCAGAATGTGGCGACACATACCGGCGGAGTATGCGCGGACGCAGTGGGTGCTATTGACAACGGCGCCGGTTACTCTGCAGGGGTAACCACTATTCACATTGACAGCGTGACAGACGGCGGCACGTGGGTAATAGGTGACACTTTCGTTATTGCAGGGAATACACAGCGTTACGCTGTTACTGCAAACGTTACTTTTACCGGCGGTGAAGGTGACGTGTCATTTACTCCTGCGCTTGCTGCAGACGTAGCAGATGACGCTGTAGTAACAGGGCTTATAGTGTCAAGCTCTGTGCAGAATATGGCTTACCATAAAAACGCTTTCGCTCTTGCTTTCGGGCAGCTGCCTTTTGAACTGCCTAACGAACTGGGCGCGCGCGTTTTCTCTGTACAGGACCCCGTTACCAATTTGTCCATACGTGCAAGGCTTTACTATGACGGCGATAACTCTAAAGTCGTAGTAGTGCTTGACGTACTGTTTGGCGTGAAAACGCTTGACGGTAACCTTGCAGTCAGAGCATACAAGGACTAAGTAACCTAGGGGCGGCTGCAGGTCCGCGGCCGCCCCGCACTTTTTGAAAGGGGCCGACATGAGCCTAATTGTTATTTTGATGTTTGCTTTTTTTTCGCTTTTGTTTCTTATGACCTTTGCCGGCGGACCGGCTAAAGCTGTGCCAACGTGTTACGTAGCAAAAGGCAAGGATAAATACCTTGTTAATATTGCAGACGTGCCGGAATGGGAAGAGAAAGGTTTTAAGCGCGTGGACGCCCCTATTAGTGCGGCCGCGCCTGTTTCTGCGCCTGAAGCCAATGAAGACGAAGAGCCTGAGCTTACACTTTCAGAGCTTGCAGCTAAACTTAATAGTAATGAAAAGCTTAACTCTTTTATAGAGGAACACGGCTTAGACGTTGAATTTGAAGAGGGCGCAAAATTCGGCGAAAAGAAAGAGGCACTTATAGAATACTTGGAAAGCGAAGGCTAAGAGTATGCCAGTTATGCGGGGCTGCGCGAAATGTGGAAAACGGCGCGCAGTCCCCGCCTCATTTTTAAAGGATAATGGACAGATGAAGACAAAAGAAATACTAGGACCCGGCGGACCTGAGGCCGTGCGTGTAAGTGATCTTGCGCACTATAAAGCCCGTGGGTATAAAAATCTTGACGGCTCTGAAATTAAAATAGAGCAGCAGAAAGAGGAAAAGAAACCTGAACCGAAAAAAGAAGAGAAAAAACCGGCCAAGAAAAAAGAGGCCGCTAAATCTGAAAAAGAGAATAAAGAGTAAAGGGGTAACTTATGGCTGTTAATTTTGTAGTTGAGGACGGCAGCGGAAAAAGTGACGCTACAAGCTATATAAGCGTAGCTGACGCTGACCAAGTTATAACTGACTACGGCCTTGCATGGCCGGCCGGTTATACTGATGATCAAAAGAAAGTAGCGCTTAACAATGGCACGCGGTACCTTGACACAAAATATAATGGCGCGTGGAAAGGGTATAAGAACAGTGAAACGCAAGCGCTGGCATGGCCCCGGGCGGACGTTACGGACGCTGACGGCTGGTATATTGACAGTAATATAATACCTGCACAGGTAGAGCAAGCAACGGTAGAGGTAGCTGTATATTTTGCTGAAAACGGAGCTGCTTTTCCTGACTTGGATAACCCGGGAGCTCTTAAAATGCAGAAAATTAAAATTGACGTTATAGAAATACAGAAAGAATTTTTAGGCGGCAATTCAGGCACAGAAGTAGCAGGGAAAGTAGACGCTATACTTAACGGGCTGCTTAAAAGTGCCGGGGCTAATTCAGAAGTTACAAGGGGTTAAATATGAGCCGGGACCTTGACGAAAACGCATTAGCTGCAGAGGTTGACAATATCATAGAGGGCTACGGGCGTAATTTCACTTTCCATGTGAAAAATGACCTTAGCAGCCCTTATATTCGTAAAGGGTCCCCGCCACGGGCAGCTGACGAACTGCGGCCAAGTGAAAACGCAGAAGACAATATTTTGCTTTTTCTTGTTTCAGCAAAAGACTTGCCCTTTAACCCTTACAACACAATGAAAGTAGTGGACAGTATAGATAGTCACACTTATAGAGTTACCGGAGTGGACCCGATTACAAGCGGGGACCTTGTGCAAGCTTACCGTATTAGAATGGCGCGTTAAAATGGCTGAACCTGACGCAACAATAGACACGGCTGCTTTTATTGCAAGCTTAATGGCTTTTCAAAAAAAGACCAAGCTGCAATTTGGTAAACTGCTGCGTAAAGTTGCGCTTATGATTTTACGCGAAACAGTAAAAAATCAGCATGACCGTAGGGCTGTAGATACAGGGCTAAGTATTGGTAATTGGCAATGTACAGTAGGTAGAGACAATGAAGATATAATGCCTATAGGTACGCAGCCTGAATCTGCAGCGGTCCAGCAGTTGTATTATTTGAAAAACGAAGGTATAGGCGAAGTAATTTTTATTTTTAACAATGTTCGGTATACAATTTATTTAGAGTTTGGGACTGATAAAATGGCCCCCCGGGCAATGCTGCGGGACGCTATTAGCTCAGTAACCCAGCAGTTAGGGTAACGTATGGCTTTCAGTGACATAGACGCTTATATAGACGCTAAAGTAGCAAGTGAATTGGGCGGAAGCTATGCTATACAGTATGACAATGAAGAGGCATTTACAAAGCCTGACGCTGCAGTATACCTGCGCGCATTTTCCCGGTATGGAGTAAGTGACCCCCGGGGAATAGAAAGCGGTGCCGGGGTCCGTTATACTCTTATGGGTACGCTTGAATTTCAGGTAATAGGATTTTTAGGCGAAGATAAGTCAGACGTTAACGCAGCCGTAAACGCTATTATAGCTGCTTTTGCATATAAAAAGTTTAACGTGGGTGATGCCGAAAACAGTGTAATACGTTTTCAAAATCCGTCACCCCTTCCAGTAGGGCGCGTTAACGGACGGTACCAAGTTAACGTACCTATAGTTTTTTGGGTTGATTTAGTCAACTAATTTTTTAATAGGAGTTTTTAAAATGAGTGACAGTAACAGGGTAGCACTGCGGTACTGGGAGGAAAGCACGTGGGGGGTTATATCCGGTAACCCGAAAATGACAAACCTGCGCTTTACCAGTGAGAGCTTGAAGGGCACAAAAAGCACAGAAGTTTCTGACGAAATCAGAAGCGACAGACAAATACCGGATATTATACGTACTGGCATTATGGCAGAAGGTGACGTAAATACTGAGCTTTCCATGATTACGTATGAAGACTTTTTTAAAGCGCTGTTTATGGCCGCTGCATGGTCTTCAGCAGTAACAGTGGCTACTGCAGCACAAGTAGACGTTACAGCTGCCACAGGGACCTTTACGCATGCTACGGCATGGGACACGCCGCCTACAGTGGGCCAGTGGGTCCGTGTTTCAGGCTTTGCTACAGCTTATGACGGCAATAATGGTTACTTTAAAGTTGCTACGTCTGCAGCAGGAACATTTACGGTAAGCAATAAAGATGATCTTGTAGACGCAGCAGGACAGATAAGCATAACCATTGTACAGGGCGCACAGATTGTAAACGGCGTGGCAGAGACAAGCTTTTCTATTGAGCGTGAAAACACTGACCTTTCAAGCGTCTTTTCTTTGTTTACAGGTATGATGATTTCCAGTTACACAATGGACATACCGGTAGACGGCCGTATAACAGGTACTTTCGGATTTATGGGGAAACAGGAAACAGCAGAAACAGCTACAAGCGGTGACGGAAGTCCCACGGCCGTAAATGATAACCCTGTAGTAAGCTCTGCAAATGACGTGCAGTTTATTAACGTGGATTATGGCAGTGTATGCCTTGTTTCCGGGTCCATAGAAATTACAAATAACCTGCGTGAAATTCGCTGCGCCGGTGAGCTTTCGCTTAACAGTATAGGTATTGGACGCTTTGGCGTTACAGGTGATCTTGAATTACTGTTTACAAGTCTCACGCAGAAAAACAAATACCTTGCGCACACTGCCAGCGGCTTTGCTATTGCAATAGAAGACGCTGAAACTACAGGCGCGCTTGGCGTGGGTAATGCAATGGTATTGGAAATACCCAGTTACCAGCAGGCAGACAATGAAACAGTAGCCGGCGGTGTTGATTCAGAAGTAGTGGAAAGCATAAGCTTTGAGGCTTTTATGAATCCCACTGAAAGCATTACGGCCCGTATGGTAGTATGGCCTGCTGCTTAATGTTCTTTTAATTTTTTTGAATAGGAAAGGTGTAAGATTATGGCCGACACAGAAAGTAAAGAGGTTGAAAAAGTGGAAAAAGAAAGAGATGTAAAAGGGCTGGAACTTTCCAGCTTGTTTACGGACCCGGAAAAGGAAAATACCGGGGTATGGGTAAAGTATGCTTCAGGCTTTGAGGTTAAAATAGCGCGGCTTAATTCTAAGAAGTATAAAGAATTTATGCTTAGAATAGGTAAGGACCGTGCCCGGAGCTTTGAAAATAAAACCATGGACCCGGACGAAGCAGATAATATTATGAGAGAGGCAATAGCTGAAACCATACTGCTTGACTGGCGTAACATGTACGATAATGGTAAGCCTGTACCCTTTTCCAAAGAGCTTGCATTAGAAATTATGAAAAAGTCTTATGATTTCTATAAAGAGCTTTTCCACTTGTGCCAAGAAAGGGAGTTATTCTTAAAGGATAACGAAGAGGCGGCAGGAAAAAACTGATAGAGCGCCTAGAGTGGCAGATTGAATGGGGGGAATATCTGCCAAGACTCCGGGCGCTACAGCAGAAGGGCCGCAAAGTACGGGCACTAGACCAAGAGCCGGGGCTTGCATTTTTCCTTTTACCAATTTGGGACGCTTTCATAGAATTGCATAACAGGAGGCAAATAGGGTTAAGTATGTCACCTATAAGTATTACTGCTATAAAAGACTGGCTTGATATAAGAGGCTATAGGGATCCTGAAATAAGGGAATATGCTTTTAACCTTATTTGCCGCCTAGATGATACTTGGCGGAAATTAACAGCGCCTAAAAAGGTAAATAAGAAACAGCGGAATTTGTTAAAGGAAAAGTAAACCATGGCAGACGTTGCAAAATTACTGGTAGCAATAAGTGCACGCGGGGCAGTAGCAGGGGCGCGCACTTTTAATAAAGCACTTCAGGCAATGGGCATGCAGACTGAAAAAACCGGCGGTAAAATACGCGGTTTTGGCGGTACAATTAAAACAGCGTTTGCTGCTATAGGTGGCGCTATTGCAATAAAGAAAACCATAGGTACTATTTCCGGTTTTGAAGACTCTATGGCTATGCTTCAGGGTACTACACGTGCTACTGAAGAGCAAATGGACCAATTTAGAAACAAGGCCAGGGAGCTTGGAGCTGCTACGCGTTTTAGTGCTTCACAGGCTGCGCAAGGTTTACTTGAACTTTCCCGGGCCGGTTTTGAGGTAGAGGAAAGTATAGCTGCTATTTCTTCAACTCTTGATCTTGCTACAGCTGCAGAACTTGAATTAGGTGAAGCTTCAGGAATAGTAGCAAATACAATAAGGCAATATAGCCTTGCCGCTGAAGACGCGCAGCAAGTAACTGACGTTTTTGTAAACACAGCTAATAGCTCTAACACTACTGTACAAGACTTGGCTGAAAGTTTAAAGTTTGCCGGGGCTACAGCTGGTACGCTTGGTATTTCACTTGAAGAAACAGCGGCGGCAGCTGGGGTACTTGCAAACTCAGGTATTAAGGGTACTATGAGTGGTACCGCGTTACGTGGTATGATGCTGGCTCTTGTAAAGCCTACTGATGAAGCAAGGCAGCAAATAGAGGCCTTAGGCCTTACCATGAATGACGTTAACCCGGAAAAGGTAGGTATTATAAGTGCCTTTGAGGCTTTGCGTAAAGCAAACATGGATACTGCGGCCGCTACAACTATTTTTCAGAAAAGATTTACAGGCAGCGCCCTTATACTTTCCAAAAATATAGAAATGATGGAAAAACTTAAACAGGCAAACGAAGACGCTGAAGGGACAGCACGAACAAATGCAAAGCTTATGGAGGAAACGCTTAGCGGTGCTTGGCTTACTTTTAAGTCTGCAGTAGAAGAAGCTATGTTACAGACCGGGGACGCTGGCTTTTTGGGCGTACTTAAAGATGTTGTTAAATTTGCTACTGACGTAGTGCGTGCGCTTTCTGGAATAGAAGGTGCAGTAAGTAAGCCTTTCCTTAAAGCTCAGATTGCAGTAGCTAAATTTATTGGCCACTTTAATACCGGCCTTGAAATTTGGAAAGGTATTTTTAAGATAATGGGAGTAGTTGCCGAAAATATAGGCAGCCGCATTGCAAATGTTTATATAGGAATTGGAAATACCATTACTGGGGTGTTTAAGCTGGTAGTAATGGACTTGCTGCAAGACATAGCTGATTTTCTCGAGAAAGCGCAGGGTATTGCAAGTTTTTTCTCTGATGATGTTACTATGGCACTCTCAGACGCACGTATAGCAGTTGGAAACTTTAAAGACAGTACCCGGGACGCTATGAACTCTTTACAGATGGAATATAAAAACGTTGGTGATCTTACCACTGATATACAAACAGCAACTACTGAAATGAAACAGAAAGTATTAGACGTAGAATTAGCACAGGGAAAAGTTACACAAGAACTTGAAGACCAGTTAATAGCTATGGAGCAGCAAGAGAATCAGGCAAAGCGTCTGCAGAAAGAAGCAGAAGAACGCGCAAAATCTGAGCGCGAAGTAGCAGACACGTTAGATATGATGTTTAACGAAATGCAGGACGGCGCCGAAAGTATCGGGCAGGACTTCGTGGACCAAATGGATGAAGTAAGTAAAAAATTTGAAGAAACGCAAGCAGGAAACACTGAGGCTGCAAGTAAATTTAAAGTAACAATGGAAGACGTAGGGGACACTATAGCAAGCAGTCTTACAGACGCAGCGCTTGGCGCTAAATCTTTTGGTGACGCGCTGCGGGACCTGACGGACCAGCTTATACGTATGGCAGTCCAGCGCGCTATTATGGCAAGTATAACCGGTGGTGCTACAGGTACGCCGGCCGGACGTAACGGGCTTGTAGCAATGGCAGCAGGCGGAGTTGTACGCGGTCCCACGCCGGCCCTTATTGGCGAAGCTGGCCCGGAAGCTGTTATACCGCTTCAGCAGGATGAACGCGGACGCCTTGGAATAGCAGCAGGCGGTGGCGGAGGTGAAGAGCCGCAGCAGGTTAATTTCATTTTTAATAGCCCTGATTCACGTGGCGTTAAAGATATGATGCTGAAAGACCCGAAATTCGCACGGCAGCTTAACCAGACAATGAAACAGGGCTATGTAATAGACTGAGGTATATAAATGGCTAAAAAAACATTTATTCTTAATGACGTTGTAAGATGCTTTTCGTATGGATATAGCTCTAATTATCAGACGCTTGTAACCATACAGCAAAATGCAAATAAAACCGTAACACAAGAGCTTGTACATGATGCTTATGACTGGGCCACGTACCGCTTGCCACTTAACCAGTTGAAAGAGGCTGATAAGCTGCAGCTGGCAGACGTAATACTTAACGTGGGCGGCAATATTGATTCCTTTTTATTCCGTGATGAGTTTGGAATGGTAGGGAATAAAATAGAGCGGAATACAATAGGGAATAAGGTAACGTCCGGTACTGAGACATTCCAAGCAAAGCGTACGTACAGTATAGCCGGTGAAACAGATAGGCTTTATGATGTGTGGAATATTGAAGAGGCCTTAGGCCTTTCAGTGTGGGTAGGTGGCAGTCTGTTAACTGAACTTGTTGATTATACCGTGACATACATAGACAGCGGTGAAATAGAAATAACTGCAGCAGACACAGGGGACGTAGAAATAGAGGGTTATTTTTTAAGGCGCTGCAGATTTAATGGAAGTCCCGATGCTATGTTAAATGCTTTTGACCTGACAAACGTGCAATTAGGAATTAAAGAGGAAAGTATATACTAATGGCTTTTAATCCTGACCAGCAAGAGCTAACACTTGTAGAGCTTTACGAGTTTGAATACAAAGATGGAAGCTTTGAACGTTTTACAAGTCACAGCGTGCCGGTAACTTTCCAAGGTAATACTTATGCGCCTGCTACTATTTCCCGTGATTCAAACGAAATGGAAGCAAGTATAAAAGTAAATACTATGCGCGTGTCACTTGGTATTACTGACCAAAACAAAGCGCTAATAGACTTGGATAAAATAAGAAACCGCCGGGAGCTTGACCGGGGGTTATTCAGATTGTATCAGGCTGAACTTGCTAACCCGGATATAAATTTTAGACTTAAATTTGCCGGCAGCACTGGAAAGGTTGAATTATCCCGGCTTTCTTTGGAAATGGAATTTAGGGACATTTTCTTTTTACTTAAAAAGAACGTTCCCCCGGACATATACGCTGAGCAGTGTAACGTTATTTTCGGTGATGCTGTAGAATGTACTGTAGACTGGGACGCTATTAAAGTAGTGGGGGCAGCACAGGCTGGCAGCACGGACAGGCTTTTAATTGATGCTGCCCGGACAGAAGCAGACGGTTTTTTTAACCGGGGAAAGATACTTATAAACACTGGGACGCTTGCCGGCGAAGAAAGCGTAATACAGGAATATACTACGGGCCAGTTTAAGCTTATGCCTCCGTTTAATACTGCGCTTACCGCCGGGGACCAGTACACGGCGTGGCCGCATTGCCAAAAGGCATATAGCGGCTGCGCTAATTTTGCAAATACCGACAATTTCCTTGGTTTTCGGCATGTGCCAAGACCTGAGCAAATGGGATAAATGATATGACTGTTAAAGCCTCTAATTTAGCCTGTAACGCAGTTACAAGAAATGTGGCTGATTGTACGCCGGGAGCATGTAACGGCTCACAGCATGGCAATACGCTTGAATCTGAACGAATTAGGGCTAAAATAGTGAAAATAGCTAAAAGTCTGCTTGACAGCCCATATATTTGGAACTCTGTACAGCCTTATAAGGGGTCACACTGTGCAATGTGCGGCCTTACCCCCTATAAACTGGCTGGCTGCGTTCCTGAGGGCGTACAGCTGCCCACAGAGCATAGAGACTGGCTTTTAGGTAAGAATGTGGACCCGGTCATATTCAGGCGCTATATAACGCAATTTGGGGCGCCTGTGGCCTTTGATGATAGACAGACAGCGGACTTGGTTACATTCCTGTACAATGGCATAGAAAGTCACTGCGGGATTATTGTACAAATGGACCCGGATTATATTATACATAATCCCAGCGGGGGTACTGTACGCTTTCAGAGGCTTTTACAAGTGCCTAGCTTGAAGACTGTATACAGGGCAAATATAATATTGGAGTTAGAAGCTAATGGGCGGTAGACCTAATGAAAATTTCAGTGCTGCAGCACGGCTAGGCCTTACTTTCGGGCTTGGTGCATGGCTGGGCGCCCCGGGTTATATTGCCGGCGGTGTACTTGGGTCTGTACTCTTCCCTCCGGATGCCCCGGAGGCCCCGGACCCGTATACAGCTCTTAACCTGAATACGTCTGAAGAGGGCGCAGGGGTCCCGCTTCATTACGGCGTAAACAAAATTAAAGGTAACTGGATTTATAAAGGTCCGCTGCGGAAAAAGAAAGTAGAACAGGGCGGCAAAGGCGGACAGAAGACGGTAACCGGTTATAAATATTGGACGTGGGCGGCTCTTGGACTTGGCCGCGGTATACTTGACGTTACGCGCATGTGGAAAAATGATGATATTATAGTACCTGAAGCTGATAGCGCTTTAACTCTTTACCGTGGAACACCTGAGCAGACAATAGACCCGGATTGGGATTTACGGGCTGATGATGTTGTACCGCTTAAACGGATTGCATATACTTATTTTAATAACTGGTATCTTGGCGAAGATAACGCAAGCATGCCTACTATTTCCAGTGAGGCGCATAATTTACCATGGGACACTGAATTAAATGACGTTGCGCCTTACGTGCTTAATAAGGTAAGCGAACAGACGTTAGGCGGTGATTGTATACTTAGAGATAAGTATGATCAAATTATAACAATTACCAGTGACGAAATGAATGTATATGATAAGAATTGGGAATTGCAAAGAACGGTAGACCTTACGCCGCTTGCTCTTTCGTTTTCGTTCCAGTGGGACGCATGCTTAACTTACAGTAAGAGTAAAACGTATGTTAACATTATAGTAGGTAATGACGTTGACGGAGAAATACAGCTTATTAAATTTTCAAAAACAGTAAGCAATGTAAATACCGAACAGACTGATTTACAGCGTGGAAAATATACACGGACTACAATTTATACGCCGTCCGGGTCCTCTAATTTTGAGGGCATAGAAGTAGCAGTAACTAAAGACTATATTTTTATTGCAGAAGATAATCAGTATAGCCCGTTTAATAATCTGCATAAAGTAAATTATGCCGGTACTACCCTGCTTGCCACTTATGATATGTCACTTATTGATAATGCAAATGATATAACAGCAAATGAAGACTTTATTTTCTGGCAGGGCTCAGCTGGTACGCTATATATGATAGACTTCACAGGTAATGTGCTTGACTCTACTACGTGGCCGCTTGCTATGTCAACACCTAATTGCATTGTTGCGCTCTATGGAAGCGAATGTATATTAGGTGTTGATATGGGTTTTAGTCCGGGTGCTCCTGACCCGGATTATGATAAAATAGGCTATTTGACGTATGATCGGGAAGCACAGACTTTTTACAGTAATACTGCTGACGTTATAGAGGTAAATAATGAATGGTGGAATAGTCCTACAGGGTCACCGTTTGCAGGCATGCCCGGATATGTAGGAAGCGTATGCGAAGGACCTAACGGTACACTTTATTATACCGGCTATGATACGCTTAGCAATTATCATACTATGGAAATGATAATTGACGCTAACCCGGGCCACATAATCTTTGACTTGTTTAAAAATACGCGTGGCCTTGACACGTCAATAGTTGACACAGCCCAGCTGGAAAGTGTGGCGCTTACATGTTTTGAAAACCGTATAGGAATGTCATTTAGCGTACTGCGTAAGCGTAATGTAGGTGCTGTTATACGTGACGTACTTGGACATTTACAGGCTCACCCGTACCAGACGGACGCAGGTAAGTTTGGCTTTTTTATGCCTAATGTAAATGACCCCTTGGCTGACCCGGACCCGATAACAGCCGAAGACGTTGTAAGTATTACTGACTTGGGGACGCCTGACCTTGCAATAATAAGTACAAGCATGAAGGATATAGGGCTATGTCCTAACCGTCTTAATGTTATTTATACAAACAGGCTTAACGGTTATAAACGTGATGCTACTTTTCAGCTTGACGACATGTTAAGCCAAGACTTAGACGGTGAAGTAATAGAAGAAAATCTTAACTATAATATGTTCAGTAACCCCGCTGTTATTTCAAAGCTTGCTTGGAAAGCATGGAAAATAGGACGCTTTCAAAACGCCATACATACTACAGTACTTAATAGCCGCTGGCTTAAAATAAGACACGGCCAAAGTTATCTGCTTAATTTTCCTGAGGACAATATAAATAATCAGCGCTGCAGAGTTTTCAGCATACAGGACCCCCCGGCAGACGTAGGGGCCGGGGTTACGGTAAGCTGGATTATTGACGAAGACTATATAGTAGGTTACGAAAATATAAATTATGACCCGTCAATAAGTGAGGAAACAGACGTAGGGCAGCCGGAAGAGGTAATACCTGTAGTGTGGGAAGAGGACGCACGTTATAATAATGATGTACCGCACTTGGGGCTTACAGCTATACGGTCCGGGGAAAATACCACATACGCTGATGTATACGCAAGTCTTGACGCCCCGGATAATTTCTTTTATGTAACACGGTTAACCCAGTTTGCAAATGTGGGGGACCTTGTGGCAGACGTAGGAAAATATGACCGGCGTTTTACTGTTAATACAGACGCATACCCTGAGAGTACTTTTGTAAGTTATACCCGTACAAACCAGCGGAATAATTTAAGTTACTGCCTTGTAGGGAAAGTACCTACAGACTTCAGCTGTACGCTTGAAGATTTAGAATTTGTAACTTACCGTGAAGCTGTGGCAAGCGGGTCAGATATTCAGCTGCGTAATATGGTACGCGAAAAAGATTATACTTTTTATAAGCCGCATACTGTAGCTGATAATACAGTAGTATTGCATACCGGTATAACTTACAATAAAGTAGAAATACCCACAGAGTGGATGGGTAAGACTGTATATTTTAAATTTGCACCTTTCAATTTACGCGGTGACGGCCCGGAAGATTTAGCAGAAGTAGACACTTACGAATATACTTTTAGTAACTGGACCCGGAAAGCTACGCATGCTGACCGGCTGCAGATTGAAGACAGCACACGCGGAATACTTGGCCGGCGCACTAAAACTGCAGACTTGGACGTAAAAGTAGTATGGGAATATACTAACCGTAATTCAGGAATGGGGGCAGCAGCGCTTGACGCGTGGGAGTGGCAGGGCTGGCAGCCCGGGGACGTAGACGATTATGATATAATTATATATGACTCAGACGGGACTACAATAATTGCAGAGCATTTAGGAATAGGCCTTGTAGATAATTATACTTATACTGACGCGCAAAATGCTATAGATTTTGGAGGCCTTGCCTCTAATCATTATTGGTTAGGCGTGCGCCCCGTAGTAACTGGGCGCGGTCCCGGGCGTGAAGGTTTTGACATTATAAAACAAGAAATAGAGAGGGTATAATAATGGCTGACAATCAGACAGCACAAGCACAGTACGAACTACCCGAAGGTACCGGGAATAATCCGCAAGAGGATTATAACGACAATTTCAGAACAGCTGACCATGCCGGCGGCTGGGTTACTGCAGAGATTGCAAGCGGACAGGGCGGCGTAGAGGGTGAATGGTATACGTTTGATAACACAGGAAAAGCCAAGAAAGCACAGGCTGACGCTATAGCTAACTGTGTTATTGTTTTTATTCTTACAGAAGATACTGCGGCAGGATTGCAAGGTAGATTTCTTAAAGCTGGTAACTGGGTAAAGACCAGCTGGGGCGGTGACCCGTCAAAGACTTATTACCTTTCTCAGTCTGTAGCCGGGGCGTGGACCACTACAGAGCCTTTAACCGGCATTAAAATTACCCTTGGACGTTTTGACCAAGACACAGAGACTTTCCATATAGCAGAGGGCGGCGGGTCCGGGGGCGGCGGTGCCGGGACTGATCACGCATTGCTTAGCAATTTAGAGCTTGCACTTTCCGGGCATACTCTTACGCAGACGTGGCAGCTGGTAGTACCTACAGGCGGACTGCTGCCGTGCTTTCAGTTATATAGTGCCGGCTTAGACAGCGTTAACGGTGTTACCGGTTATGATATAAGCATAACAAAAACTGCAGGAGCGTCTAGCACAACTGATGATTTTATAGGACACAGAACTTACTGGGATTATGCAGACGCGGTTAATAGCTGGGGCTATGCTATTGGATCTTGGCATGATATGCGCGCGCATAATGACATGGGGAACAGTACACTAAGCCTTATAGGTGAATATAATAAGCTTCAGGCTTTTGCCGGGGCGCAGCTTAACGGTACTATGCGTGGAGTAGAAAACTACATTATAGTTAATGATCTTGCAGAACTATTTAATAGTCCTGTAGAGGGATTCTCAAATTATATATTTGCAAACGGGCAAGGTGTAGGCGGAAGCGGCGCACAGGTCCGGGGGCTTTTTCAGCAGATTCAAGCAGCTGCTACTGGAAGCTGGCAGCAGATTTACGGCACATATAACACAATTACAAATAACGGCGCTGTAGCTGGGAGTATTACTTCTGATTATCATTATTTAAGTGATGGCGGTACAGGTAATGTAACAGGCAGCGTATTTGGTGATTATTACAATTTTCAATTTACAGGAACATATACTAATCTATATGGCGCATATTATGCATCTAGCAGCAATGGAGCTTCAGGAACGCGTTACGGTATTTGGGTGCAGGGATTATGGGATTACGCTATATATATAGCAGATAATCTTACAAGTTATTTTACAGGGTCCGTAACAGCTGGGCAGGGTACAGCTGGCACTAACTCTGAAGCTTTCGGGCTTGGGGCTACTGCTGTAGGTAATAACAGTACAGTAATAGGTAACGGCTCTAGTGCTGCCGCTCAAGATAATACAGTAATAGGTTATAATTCTAGC